ATTAATATCCCAACTGTTATTTGCATAGAACATAAAAGTCCATGCTTCATCGCTTTCGTCATCTACATGATAATACGCAGGCTCTCTTGGAGCAAAAATATTTGCGTGTGATCTTTTTAAAATACAGCCATGTACTTGTGGAACGTGTTCTTCACAAAAATTCCATAGTGCATGAAAAGTTTTAGTACCTGTATATTCTCCTGTACTCATGCCTGTTGGAGGTAAATCTCCATCATCAACTTCGCCATATAGATAAGGCCAGTTCTGAACATCACGTACTAGTTCATTTAGTTCAGGTGGGGAAAACACATCATCGAAGATGTACATTCTTCCGTCTAACATTTCTGTTACTTTAGGACTTTGCATTTTCTCTCTCTTTCAAATAGTCTACATGGTTGATCCATCTATAACCTGCTTCTGTTATATCTTTTAGTCCTTTAGCATGAACAAATCTCATAAATCCCCATTCCTTAGTTTTCTTACCCATGTAAAACAAACTCCAACATGGTATTTCATTACCGTCTTTGTCCTTGGCTAGTTCTAACCAGTGTAAGTCACTAGCTAACTTCTTACGCCAAGTAAATGGTTTGATCCATGTCTTTGTAGAACCTACTACATATCCTTCTATTGACCTAATTGGAGTATGTTCCCAGTAGCCACCTTTAATAATAAATGTTCCCCAACTCCACGGATGATCATGTAGTGTAGGTTCGTCACTTACTAGTATCTTATGCAAAGTAATATTGAAAGGAAAGTCCTTTCTGTCTTTTAAAAATATGTACCAACGTATTAGATACGGAACAGTCCCTGTTCTGTCAAATATAGTTCTTTTTCTATTCTTAAAAAATTCAAACATCTTATTCAAGAATATCCTTTCCGTGATTAAAGTCACCTCTTACTAAATTATATACCTCTAAAAATCTTGTGTACTGCAACTTCAGAGCAGGATATTCTTCAATCATATCTAAGATCTTAGATTCGCTAGGCCAATTATCATCAAACTCTACATCAAGATCCATACCTAATCCCCCTGCAAAGGAAGTATGTGTATCAATGCACCCACCTACTGTTACTCCACTAACTGTTGTAACAGGTGAAGAGCTTAATGTATATGTGTTGTCAATACCTTTGTAAGTATATTCGTGTTCTGGAAACATAAGTCCAGTTCCATCAGGTGCTGAAATAGTACACTCTGTACCACCTATAGTTATTTTAAAATCGTCATCATCAGTGTTCATTACCTATTGCTCCATAAAGTTCTTTACCACTAAAAAAGTCTTGCTTTAATGTATTAACTTGTTTTCTTAAAGCAGGAAGATAAGTTTCGTAGTTTTCCATATAGTCTACTATACGTTGGCAAACTTCTGCTTTATTATAATTACTACTTTCAGTCCAACTACTTGGATACTTAAATTCTTCAATAGCCATTTCGCTATAACTTAATCTATCTGGAACCATAGGCAATGTATCTACAAGAGCACCTTCATACCAACTAATACCAAGTGTTTCTTGCAAGTTAGCACTAAACACTAACTTTGCACGACCTAGTAAATTATGATATTCATTCTTTGTAAGTTGTTGTTCTTGACAAACAATAAATTCATATTGTGGTAATTGCTCTTTTAAATCACGGAATATATCAATTTGTTTCTCTGGTGCAATTCTATGCGGAAATAATATAATGTTTTCCTTAGGCATATTTTTATAACTATCTAAACTGTTAGCCAAGTATTCCATAGGCCAACCAACTCGATGTGTTTTGTTTTCGCTAGTGTTTAAACTTTGTGCAAACAAATCTATATGAAACTTACTTGCAAAATAGTTATCATCATAACAGTCATACATACTTTGTTCTGCATTTCTAACCCAAGGCTTGTCACCTATAAGTCTACCTAAAAAGTCTTGCGGATCATAACTACCTGCGTGCCACAAACCACCAATGCGAATGTTAACACCCAATAGTTCTGCCATATACCGTAGTTGAATAACTGTAGGATTCCAGGCATCGGTATAGAGAAAATAATCACCGTCCTTAATATCCCCATTACAAAACTTCTCTCCAATGATCTCCAATTGCTTGGATTTGTAGACATTGGTGCCACCAAAGTTTAAGAAAGCCCCAGGTGTTGTAGCCTGTGGAGTATCACCTCCATTGATTACTTCAACCTCTTGGTTAGTTGCACGTTTCAACTGTGGAGGAAGATGTTCTTTCCACTGTTTTGTGTAACGTGTATCTACAGCCTCAATGTCTACAATATATATCATCTTTAGTGGGCTCTCCTTTTGTTACTTCTGTTCTTAAGACGTTCAGCTTTTCTTTCACGTCTTTCTTTACGTGCCTTCGCCGGATCGAGGAATGCTCGATAGGTTCTAGCTTTATCGTTATACAGATCTCTTTCATTAAATCTGTAACCTTCAAATCGACAAAAGTTTCTAAACTTTTCTAGGTCTTCGAATATTTTTACCACTTCGGGCTTGTCTGCAAAATAAGACACTGATCTTTCTCCTTTAGTATTTTGCGTATTCGATGTGAGCACCATTCTCTCCATCTTCTGAAATATCAATATGGACTTCTCGTCCGGGGTGTTTCTCAGCAATCTTCTCATAAAGATCATCTGACATCATTTCACACGATTTATAATCTACATTAAGCTCACCTTCATATAGTTTCACCAACCATCGTTTAAATTGTATAAATTCAATATCTCTATCATTGTGTGTTACAGTGATAGCTACTTTAAAATGAAATATGTGTCTGTGTGGATAACCTAAGAAGCTAACATCATATTCATCACCTGTTGCAAGACTAGGATCATCTAGTGCCGCAGGATACTTATGGATACCTTCTTTAGTAAAAGTTACCCAAATCATTCTCTTTGCAGTATTCATAGTTGTTACCTTATTTTCTGCTTTCATTGTTTCTAATATCATTGTGTCCATTGTACTCATAGTATACTTTCTTTCTTAGTTATTGTCAAGATCTTTTATTGGTTTATCTTTGGTGTATTCTCTCCAATCTGTAAAATTACTTGGACTTTTAAGATCGTGTACTCTGTGTACCCAAACACCTGGATTAGTTGCTTTAAAATCAGTATCATCAATTTTGATACAAGCATTATAATTTAATGCATCAATATGTGGAATCTTTACACTAATTTGACTAATGAAGTTTGACTCTTCGTTGTACCCCATATCAATTACTTTTGAATGATACATATGATCATAATCAAGTGTTACTAACCAACCTTCGTCAAGTAGTACACTTATCATATCATCCCAGTCTTCCCAATGATCTCTTTCACTAGGATTAAAACTTTGATTAGCACCTAAGTATATGTGTGTACAATCAAGCTCTCTAGCTCTATCTATAAGCACTAGTGGACTATGTATACCTACTACAAATAAAGTTTTTAAACCATATGCTGGTGTTTCTTCTACTTCACGTCCTGTAAACAGTTCGACCTGTTCAGATACACCGTCTGTATAATCTCGTTTCATGCAAAACTCCCATCATTGATATCTGCGTTAATGGCAATACTAATTCTATCTCTATTACTTTTATTTGCATTAGCATTGTGTAATAAGTAACTTGGAAAACAAACCAACTTACCTTCTTCTGGCTTAATATGGAATCTTGTGCTATTCCATTGATTAGGTTGTTTAATATGTCTATACGGAACCGCATAGTCATATAGTTGATGTGGCGCAAACAAAGTTAAGTTACCGCAGTCGTTATCTGCTTGTATGTAGTAAACAAAACTTAAAACATTTCTATCATGCATATGAACTTTATTGATATTAGTTTCTGCACCTTGTGGATAGTTTATGTTTATCCATTCAGCTTTTCTTTGAATAGGGCAGTTAATGTTATAGTACTCTGTTTCTATCTTTTGAGCCATATTATCAACGGCGTGTTTAAGACTATCAAATCTGTTATCTTCTAAAAGCCAATCACTCTGCCATCCACCTTCTTGTTCATTGTGTGGAGTATCCTGTTGCAAATCATAACAGGCCTGCTTCATAGCCTTGTTATCTAAATCAAGATGTTCCTCTAGTAAAAGAGTTGGAAAGAGTGATGTTTCGTTCATTTGTTTTTCTTTATGCCTTTTGTAAGTTTACTGCCGATGATCCTCTTTGACCTTCTTCAACTTCAAACGATAATGTATCGCCTTCATTTAGTCCGTTCATTCCTGAATTTCTTACTGCTGAAGAATGTACAAATACATCTTTTTCTTTGTCGTCTCTTTCAATAAATCCGAAGCCTTTAGTAGCGTCGAACCATTTTACTTTTCCTGTTATTGTTGTCATTTATTTCCTTTGTTGTTGTTTGTTGTTTGTTTTCTTATTTCTTCTAACTTATCTTTAATTGATAACTTAATTTTTTTTGCTCTTTGTAGTACAGAGAAAGACTCCCAACCTCGGTCACCTTGTCTATCTCTAGTTAAATCAGATGTTACTCTATCGTACCATTTATGGTCGTCTAGTAACTTCTTTTTTAATTTATCAGTTTTGCTCATTTACCATCTCCTCTAGTTTGCTTTCATCTAAAACAACCTCTTCAGTAGGTTCTGAACTAGGTACACTATCAGCGTCATCAAATAATGCGTTGAATTGTGTTTGTGCATTAACAGTCTTTTTACCTGTTGCTCCTCTAGTGCCAATTATTGACATCCAGAATTTACTATATTTTTCGATTACTGCATTTGCTTTGTCTCGGTTGTCAGTTGCAAATATTTCTTCTACAACATCTTTGAAAAGTAGCCTGTCAAACTTTTCTTCAACAAGCATCGAAGGAAGTACTCCGCTATCGTATTGTCTATTTGCTTCTTGTACTGCATTAATATGACTCCATACATTATGACCCATCTGTATAGCATAGCTAAAACTATCCCAACTAGTTGAATCACGTTTACGTATAACTTGGTTACCTTGCTCATCTAGTATAGGAGCACCATGTTTATCTCGATCAATATCACCTTTAAGTATTTTAGGTGTACCAATTAAGTTTTTATCACCAGGTGCATAAATGCAAACATCTTTTACTTCTAGTCCTTTTGATATTGGACTATCTGTAAAGTTTTTAAATATACCATCTTGTAGTACTGCATCTCTAAAGTTACGTGTATCAGTTGCATACTTCAATTCATCAATACTAGGAACCATTCTATAGACCCATTTAGTTCTATCTTTAGTTTCTGTCTGGATATAAAGTTGTCCATTAGCAGTTGCTAAGAAAGGACTTGCACAATCAAACGTAATCATAAAGTTTGGATTATGATACTTACGTACTGCTCTTTGTATGTCTGTGAGCAACGTAGCCCACTCTAATTTCGACGTTCCTAAGAAGTGCATTACATCGTGTATACCTGTTTCTAATAGTCCGTCAAATCTAAGTGCTACAAGTCTTTTAAGAACAAGATGAATATCACACATATTCTGTCCACCCATTGACCACCCATTAAAATGATTGTCAGGATACTTAACTGGATCACAATAGTCTTTCATTTGCTGATACCAATCTTCTGCATCAGTATGATTCTCGCCTTGTAATACATTTAAGAACTTACAATTACCATTACGATGTTTCATAAAGTAATCATTGTTAATACGAGTGGCATCAACTGCTTCTTGATATGTACTAATACCTGTTGCTTTAACACCAGCTGGTGAACGTGCTACCCAGGCCGGAATATCAAGTATCATACCATAGTCCATATAAGCATCCATCCACGTAAGTACTTGAGTACGTTTCTTCATTGCTTTAGGACAATTAGGATCTTTCCAATCACCTTCCCAAACACCCTTACCTATCTGGAAACCACCTGAGTCTCCTAATAGCCAACTGTTGTTACGATCTCTATTACGGATCATATCTTCTTTGGGAGAGTCTTTGTTAACATCTAGTTCGGCGTGTCCTGCCGAGTATAGACTCCAGTGATAGTTAAACATACCAGCTTTAGGTTCAAGCCAGTTCATACTTTCAATTTCTACAGGAAAGTTTTTAGGAATACGACTTCGCTGTACATATTCCTCACGTCTTTGTTTACCTATAAAGGTTGCATAGAAGCCACTGATCGCTGGCAGGAATATTGCGTAGTCTTTTTGTTCTTTTGTAAGATCAGTGTTCATGAACTTCCCCTTATTTAGATTGAGCTGGAAGGATATAGTTATACGTTGCTAAACCACTATCTACAGTAATTTGCATAGCACCTTGATCACTTATGCTCAATGAAAGTTTACCATCTAGTCCTAAGATACTTTGTACCTGTGCCACCGGCCAACTCCATGCGTGTTTCAACTCGCCTGTAATACCTTTTACAAAATCAAATGATCCTGCGTGTGTGCTATGATCACCAAAGTAAAATACTAAATTATTGTTTTCAGTCTTTACTGTAAATACTGTTTCTTCAGTATGTGCCGCACTCTGCAACTTCATTCTAGTAATACTTGCCATTGTAGGTTCAATAGTAATATCCCAACTAGCACCTTTAAACTTAACACTCTTAAGTTTTTCATTAATGATCTCTTGATTCATAAATCTGTAATCATTTTGAAAGTCACCAGCTTCGTTTTCAAAGTGGATATGTGTAGGAACTTCAGCACCATTTCTAGTTGCTTTCTCTACAGATAACTTTGCATTCTTTTGATACTCTGGATTCTTTAAGTGTAGTGCTAACTTATCTAAGTTAGGCATACCAAAGGTTGCATTAAATTCTGCTACAGGATTTTTAGTATCAGCAGTTAGAATAACACTTCTGTCTTCTGCCATACTTTCGATTTGTGTATTTGCATCATCTCCTGTAACCTTCACTAGATTCAAAAAACCTAAAGAATGTGTATGAGCAACTACGTCTTGTAAGATATCTTTCATTTACTTTTCTCCCATTGAGTTTATATTGTACATGACTATAATCATAAAGTCAAGTCCTTTTGTTTATTTAGGCAATCAAATAGCTCAATTTTACTTGACCAACCTAATTCCTTTAGTTTTGAAACGTCAGCTTTATTGCATAACCTTTCAGTATCATCACCAATTCGTTCTTCAACTTCTAGATCGAAATAATCAGTAATCTTTTTTAATGGTGTACTTACACCTGTTCCAATATCCAATACTCCAGTAACTGGTCTGTTCATTAAGAAACAGATAGCATCTGTAATATCGTCTATGTGAATAAAATCTCTTTGATGGTTTGTATGAATATATTTTAGTTCGTTTCTGAACAACCTAGGAAATAACATATTAGGCCTTTTCTGACTGTCATTATATATAGTGCAAAAACGCAGTCCTAAACTTGTTTGTGGCGCCATACGTTCCATAGTGTGTTTAGTCATTGCATACGGGTTTCTAACAGGTTCCTTTGCAGTACTTGAACTTGCATACATAACTCTAATTGACTTGTAACGATCGAATATTCTTTTTGTTACCATTACGTTATTGTCCCAATAGTGTTTAGGATTTTCTAAACTATATCCTATTCCACTAGCACCAGCTAAATGAATTACTAAATCTACATCAGGAAGATCACAAGTGAGCAGATCGACACCATCTTGTTTGTCAATAGTAACAACTTGATGTGCAGTGAGTTTTTTAAGTAACTCCTCTCCTACAAATCCTTTATGTCCTGTTAGTAATATTTTCACTTCTTAACTCCAAAGTGTTTAAATGTAGACTGTATACATTTTGCTTGGTAGTAACAGTCTGCTAAAGCATTGTGCATTTCTTCTTGTATAGCTTTACGAGGATCACTTGGCATCATACTAAACACAGTTCTACTATCTCTAATCTGCCAGAAGTTCCACGGACAAGGTTTTTTAACATTCTTATATAAATTTTGTAATATAGCATAATCAAACAATGGTCCTTGACACCATAACTGATCAACACCTACACAGAACTTATTCAGAGCCTTTGTAAGTTGATCCATATTAACACGGTCTTCATGTTCACCAAATGCTTCGTCTTGAATGTTCTGTGGTTGTTTAGTCCACCACTCCATTGTATTGTCATCTATAGTTCTACCTAGTTGTTCTGATTGTTCTTCTATATCACAACGTAGGTATAATCCACTATGTGGCTCAACATCAGTATAAGGATCAAACTTAATTGCACCTACAGTGATAATAACACTATCTGGCTCAACGCCTAGTGTTTCTAAATCTATCATTCCATGTATGGCCATATTAAAGTACCTTCATCAAGATGACTACTTGAACTGCTAATACTACAATCGGCACAATAGTTCTTACAAGTTCCATTATGTGATTATACTCGTCTAGCTTTCTTTCAAGTTTATTTCTTTTATTTTTCATCTCCACCTCCAAAGTCAAACAGGTTATTAAATGTATTCCTTTGTAGTGTACTTGCAATATCATAATTAAGCACACCAATCAAATTATCTAATTTGTTATCTATAATAGTTGACTCCATAGCATCACCATCAAATGGTAATTCTTTGAACCAATCCGGAATACGTAATTCATCTGTTGGATAAGCAACACTTGTAAAGCCCAAAGGATTTTGTTTTAGTTTACAAACAATAACTTTCATACCATCAACAATCTCTTGCGAATACTTGTCATTGTTCATACGTTTAAGTGTGTTCCAATTAATACTTGCTCTAACGTGTCCAGGCATAGTTGATTTGCCTTCTTTTGCTTCTTTACGTTGATAGTCTCCTATTCTGTTTGCACGTTTAGGTGATCCTTTTTCATAACCAGGACGTAGTTTAAATTCAGTTCTAAATTCTGTAATGCGATCTAATATTTCTTTTTCAGGAGTTTCTTTTAACACCATTCTTAACAATTCACTTAGAAAGTCTTGCATAAACACAGGAGTATCAGAACGTTTAAGATCTAAGCCCATAGCTTTTATCTTACCATCTTTACCTTCTACGTCCATACGTTGTCCTTCGTTATCATATATCAAAGCCGCATAACGTTTCTTAGTAATATACAATCCGCTTTCAGCAACAATCTCTCTACCTGCCGCAATAACGTCCGACCTACTCTTTGGACAATGAAATGCATCTGACATAAACTTAGGAAAAGTTTTGTTTGCTTCTTCACATACTTGATCATAAAGTTTAATAACACTATCTTTTGTCCAAGGTATTTGTCCTGCGTCAATCTCTTTCTTCAGTATAGGAAATGCACTAAAGTACACAGAGTCTGTATCACCATATATAATACTGTCTCCTATATGATCATATGTTCCTGTAATAACTTTGTTTACTTCTGCACTCATGTGCCTTGCGATAGCACGACCAGTAAGTGTGGTACTTTGACCAATACGTTTATCAAAAAACCTACAACCAGGATTAAGAATAGCACCGTATAAACTGTTAAGATTAATTTTTTTAACGAGCTGACGTTTATCCCAAAACGCAATTTCTGTTTTATTACCTGCATCGATGGCTTTCCCTTTCATCGCTTGTAAATCTTTACGTTCTGAATACCAACGTTTTAGTAGTCCGGGTATAACACCATCAAACTCACTTGTAAGAATTGTTCCATTAGCAGTTAGCATCCAAGGTCTGTTACTATCAAATATCAGCTTGTAAACTTCTGCTCCACTCATAATAACGGATTCGCCATTTTCAAAGTCAACATTAAGACTAACGTCTTTCTTCTGATCCATTACTGCTTCGTATTCTATTGAACCAAACTTGCCTTCCCATGCACCTGCGAATGACTTCTTTTGTAATGTCATTTGATCATCTACAAATGCTTGTGTTAGTTCAGGACGCAGTTGTCCAATGATAGTTGCTGGATCCATATTCAATGCACGAATCACACTAGGATACAGACTGTTTAAGTCCATTGATCCTATCCATCTGTGTAAACCTTTTTTAGGAAATGCTACATAGGCTCCTGCCGCCTGTGTATTTTCTTCATCACGTTTAGGTCTGTTAGGAACCTGTAGTCCTCTGTGATGTGCTTCATTAATAATTGCTTGTTCTGTAACTGCTACTGCACCCATTGTGGTCTGTAGCAAAACAGTATTTGCATGAGCTAGTTCGTTACTAAGGTCAATAAACTTTAGTTTTTTGTCCAGCTTGTCCAGTAGTGCAACGTCTTGTCTGTTGTACTCAATGAATGTCTTGAAGTCATTGTTATAAAGTTGATCGAGTGTACCTTCGTAAACAGTTTTGTTTTCACCGATCTCAAGTTCGCCAATAGCGTCAAGCCTGTAAGTGTGTCTTTCTTCATATGTGTATTTACGATATAGTTCTAAACTATCTAAATGCACTCTGCCTATTAGGTCATAGGTTTCAGCCTTCTTACCATATTTCTCATACTCACGTTTCTTAGGAAGTTGTTTCCATAAACAAAAACGTCTTGTATCATCTTTACTTAATACACGTTTTACTCTGTTTACAGTATAAGGTATATCATAACCTTCACTGTTCCAACCAGTTAGTATGTCTGCGTCTTGTATGATATCAAGAAATGCTTCTAACATATCTCCTTCTTTTTCATACAAATATGTGTTAGGAAATTCTTCTACTTCTTTCTTTGCATCTTCCATGCTCAAACCCTTTGGAGGCATAGCAAATGTTACTAGAGTGTCTAGCCATTGTAAGTGTACAGTGATTGCAGTAATAGGCATAAATGGATCACTAGGATCAGCAAAGCCTCGTTCTGGATCAAAGTCTGTCTCAATATCAAAAAAGCAAACGTTCAGTTTGGGAGCATCAACATTTAAGTACTGTTCACTTAAACATTGGAAGATAGGATTGATATCGCTTTCGAATAATTCTTTGTTTTGATTAATTGCAAGTTCTTTACGAAACTGTTTTGTATTTCTTGCAACGATTCTATTTAGAGGATCACCATAGATACTTTTGTATTTGCCTCTAGCATCTTTATAATAGAAAGTATATTTAACGGGATATTCTGTAAATGATCGTTTACCGTCTTTACGTTCTACAACCCGGATAATATCCTGGTCACGATCAAATTGTGCATCTACATAACTCATTTTTTCTCCATGTATGTCACTTGGGGCTGACAAATACCAAATAGTTCATTGTGGCGAACTGTTACCATCTTGTTAGTATTAACTTCTGCTAATACCCTGTTGTTTAAAATATTCTGTATCACTAATTGCCTTGTCGTCTATCCAAATGTCGTATTGTTTTTTGCCTGTTTTTATTGTTGTAGCTCTTACACCCCAATTCATTAATTGCCTTACAGTAAACTCTTGCCAATCATCGCCTGAGACACTACCTCTTGCAGTATAATAATGTATCTCATTACCTGCTTCATATAGCCCGTTTAAGTGCTCTATGCGGTCTTTATACGGGCGACTTTCTTCATAGTTACTGTTAACAGTATAGCAGATTGTACCGTCGATGTCAACCATATATTTCATTATAACACGAATAATTTTATCAAAGCTATACCATTCATTAGTGTAAACCATGAACATAGTACAATAACAAATGCGGCCTTACGCCTTACGGCACTTACAATACCCAATATACTTCCGAAAAAATACATTGGAATAAAGATCTTTGTAGCAGGATCTAGTACAGTAAACGTTAATATTGCACTAGCACTGATTAAAAAGAATGCCTCTACCATTTCACAATAGAACGCAATAGGATCTAAAGTGTAACTGTTTTTAAAAAAGCTGGTTACCTTGTTCAAATTATTTGTCCTTGCCTACAGTAACGACCAATGTTTCTAAGTCGTCAAATGCATCGGCTACTTTAGACCAATCACCTTTGTGTGCAACTTTGATTGCCTTGTTGATTAGTGCTGGTTTGATGTCCATTTCTTCTGCAATAGCTTTTACAGTATCTTTTAAACCTGTAGTAAGATCTTCTACTTCTTGCATAACTTGGGCACCTTCATTAACAAGACGTTCTAGCTTTAGCTTTTCGTCCTGTCCATAAGTTCTATCACTCATTATATTCTCCTTGATTTGTGATTATCTGTATATTATATACTCTATTATTCTATTTGTCAAGTGGCTTGTGGCCTATGTATTGTCAAATTGCCTGCAACAACGATTCTTTCTTTTTCGTTCTTTTGCTCTGGAACACTATGAGTTACCCAACCTGGAAACACAACCATAAGTCCTGAATTTGGATATATTGCATTTCCGCTTGTTGGAAATACTAATGGACTATCATCTGGTGTTGCATCTACGTAATATGTAAAACTCCAAAGTGCAGGGTGATGTGCATGGGGGTTACAACTATCACCTTTTTGGTAAACTGCTCCCCAACAATCAGTAGCATAATACTTTCCTAAATTTGGTAAGTTAAGACCACCTTCGGTAACATCGATTGCAAAATCAACTATCTTTGCAAAGTCAGGATCTTTAAACATAGTCCATTTAGTCATGTCAGCTTGTACATTAGTTTTTCTATATTGCTGATCACCTTGGGCTCTAATCTTTTGACCTAGAATCGGGTTGAGTGTTTCGAACTCTGGATAAACCATTGTAAAAACATCAGCTTGTTCTTTGAATTCAAGAGTTTGTACATTAGGAACTAACATACAACTATTTAATCTGTTTTTATTTTGGGTTTGCTATGTGTGGCTTTTTCATATGCTTCTTCAAAACCATCTAGGTATAAGTATGACTCTTCATTATACCAAACACGTTTAAAGTAACTGTTGTAACAGTTTAATATACATTCTTCTGTAGTATTGAAGTGTCCCTTAACAATCCAGAACACCCTATAAGCATCTTTTCTTATTTCTTCATCGGTCAATTAAACTCACCGTCTGTAGTTGTTGTTTGTTAAATTTATTTATTACTTAGGAGCAACTAGGACTTTGCCTTTGGATTGTGCTTTTAGGAATTCTTTGAAACCTTCTGGTGTTGCTTTGATAGTCTTACCATCTGTCCAGCCAGTTCCTGACCATTTCCAAATAGTTTCTTTATCATCGCTGTAAGCACTACCTACTGGAAGGTCGTCTATCTTTTTAATCTTAGTTGATGGTTTACTAGAAGCTGTAGGAGCCGGTGCTTTTGTATTACCTTTTGGTGCAGAAGCTGTACTTGAATTAGAATCTTTACCAAGTCCAACCATTTTACGTAAAGTGTCTCCGCCTGTTATATCAGATGGTCCTTTACCAGCACCACCCCAGGATTTAGTGAATTTTTTGACAGCATCTTTACTCCAGTCACCTGCTTTATCGATGCCTTTCTTAAACTCGGAATCTACTTCCCACATTTTCATGATTACATCTTCACGCAGTTGTCGACGGTCTTACCGCCTTTTTTCTTAGTGCCCATTCGCTTATAGCCTTTCCAACATACTTTGCCGTCAACGCCTTTTTGTTTTTCTTCTGGGAGTGTACTGTAACTTGCTTTGCCACAATCTTTGCAAACACTTTTTGCTTCAGCAACTTTACCTTCAAGTACTTTTGCTAAAGAGTTTTTGTAACTATCTTCGTTTGCTTTTTTGCTAATTGCAATAGCGGCCGCTTGTTTTTTATAATTAGGATGACCTTTTTTTAACTTGCCCTTGCCTTCAGTTACTGCGTTACAGTTACAATGTTTACAAGTTGGAGCACATTTGCAGTCTTCTGCTTTAACATCGGCTCCACAGCACTTGTCTGAACAATGTGTATCTTTTGCTTCTGATACTTCTTCAAACTTTTGCTCGTAGTCCATGTTGTGATATACTGCACCCATATAGTCTGCGGCTTTAGTAATTTTTGATTGTACCCAACCTTCTAAGCCTTCTTGCTCAGATACATTTTTTAACATTTCATGCATCTTAATTGAATACTTGGCAATTTTATATAGTTGGGCACGTGCCATTTGCACTTCGTGATCTTGCTCAACTTTACTTGCCATATCGGCTAAATTTTCTTGAATCTCTGTTTTTTTCATCTGCGTTTCCTTACTATTATTTAGTCGTTTTATAGGTCCGCCGAATATACTAGTACCCTTCATATCTAACGCATTGTCACTGGGTTTTTGTTTTTTAGGCTTCTTTTTGCTGTTTGCTATGTGTGGATTAGCCACTGTTGCAATATTGCCGGCACTTGTTGCTCCTGCTGTAGCAGTTTCGTTTACGTTAACATAATTCTTAATCATCTTATAGATATCGCCACCTGCGGCTTTATGTGCTTTAGCAAATTCACGATCACTCATGCCCATTGCATGAGCAAGTCCAGGCTCACCATCGCCTTTATACATATCAATTAGATCTTTTTCTAAAGACTCGTTTACATCGCTTAATTTTGCTTTGTGTTTGTCTTTGCGTGGAATATCTTTAGTTTTGTCACCATGACTACCTGAAGCACCACTTTTACGTATGCTTTGCATAGCCTGGAAATTAGGATCTCTTGGCTTGTTTACTTTAGATTTTTTCACTTCTCTTATACGCATAGTAGTATTTATCTCTTCATGAGTTGCATGATCTCTTTTAACGAACCATTAACCATGTGTACTCTAGCTTCTTTTTGCCCACGTAAACGTAGTGAATCGTATCTATGATGTCCGTTAATAATATAACCATCTTTATCAACTAGTATAGGCTCATACTTCTTATCGCCTGTTCTTTGTAATGCTTTACCTAGTTTAGCCCAACTACGGTCACGTTGTACAGGCTTTATCTTATCTAAGGGTGTTTTACCCTTACGTGAAATAAATTTATCTACATCTTTGCTCTTAACCTGTGGCGGTTCTTTACCATCTGTTGGCTCTGGATCAAAGTTATGATCTTGATAGCCACTTACATCACCAACTTTATATCCTAAACGTTTTAGGTTACTGATCATGTGTTTAGCTTCTACATCGCCTCCAAAGAAGTTTAACATAATGTCTTGGTCACCCATGTTAGCATCATCTTTATTAGTTGTTGCTATGTTGGCCATGTTACGACCTAGTTTCATAAAGTCATAATCTGTAGCATCTGAATCTACTGCGAAACTGTTTTGTGGAAGAGGTATAAGCTCTCCTTCAGTTGCTGGTTGTTCAAAGTATTGTTTTAAATTTTTAGCAGTTCTTTCAAACTTATGATCCTTGTGTTTAAATCCTACACCACCTGATGCTTCCCACTTGCTAACATTTTGACCAAAGTCATCAATTAATATGTTTGGAGTGCCATCTGAGTTTTTAGCATACTTGCTTTTCTGTGCAGTAATGATTACTTCTTTTGGTGGAAATGCACTTAGGTTCTTTTCAACCCATTCTTTTTTACTAGGTTCTACTCTAGGATCATCTGCCATTGGTGCTGATAAAATACTATACTCACCTTTTATTTCTTTGATAATAGATAACAAGTTATCTGCATTAGAAGTAGGTTTTAAATTAATCCAAAAGTCTTTTGTATCTCTAATCTTTTGTAGTGCGGCATCTACGTCTTTAATTTCTTTCCAATCGCTTACGCCCATCATCTTTGTCCATGGACCAAAAAAGTCTACAAGAACTCCGTCCATGTCAACATAAATTTGACTTGCACTTGATAAATCTTTTTCGTCTTCGTTAGCTTTGTTATTGCCTTTGTTTTTAAAGTCAAACCTATTGTTAGGTCCTTTACCTTTTTTATGTACTAAACCCATTGGCTTAATAGTATTAGGCATAATTTTCCATTCGTTCCATATTTCTTTCCTTGACTCTGCCATGCCCAAGTTACTTAATGTATTTGGGTCACTATTTTTGTGAGCCTTTTTATGCATAGTATACAATGGTTTGCCTTGTTTGTCAACCTTATTTCCAAACTTAGATGCTTGTTTTTTGATTTCGTCAGGTCCTACGTCTGCTGTTGTATTAACGCCAGGGACAATTAATCCACCATTTTCGAATAATTGACGTAGTTTCATTTTCTTAATTTCCTAACCAGCAATGGCAAGTAAACGCATACTGCAACTACACTCCAAAAGATTGCTAACACAGTTGCGTAAAACTTCCAGTTGGTATAGTCTAGTGCTATACCTATTGTTACACCACCTATCCATACATAGTCTAGTGTAGCATGAAACTTCTTCCACTTCGCACCATACGTTGCAATAAGATGATCTCTTTTGTTAGCAAACCAAGGATGTACATGGCGCATTATAACGAAGCCTTCGTTTAGTACCATCACAGTAAATCCTATCCAGAACACAATTGATATCATTTTCTTCCTCTGAAGCCTTTGTTACCTGTCATAAATGGTCTACTAAACCAAAGTTTAAACCATTCATCTGTTCCAGGTTTGATGTTCATCTTCTTTTCTTTTTTCTTAAGAGCGTCAGCAGTGATACTTGGATTTTCATCTATCTGGTATTCAGTGTAACCTTTAAATTCACCAATGCCTGCTAGTTGTTTTAATCTCTGTATATCGTCCATTACTTCTTCTTACCACTTTTCATATTAGCACACCAGTGATACATCTTTGCTTTTTCACCTGATGCCTTCTTTGCTTTTGCTCTTAGATCAGTTACTGATCCGTTGCAACTTGCACCTGACTTCTTTACTCTTCCCGGACGACTTTTACCTTTTTTTTTACCGTCTGCAAAGTTTTCATTTGTTTTTCTATCAGCAACGAAGTTGGCCTTAAAGCCTAAGTTCTTAAATAATGTTACTGTTGTCTTTGCACTCTTAAAAGCCTTTTGCATAAGCTCTTGTTCGTCTTTAGCTCTTTCGTCATAAAAACGCATAAATCTATTTGCTTCTTGAGGTGTAATATAAAGTTTACCACCTACTGATATTTCATCTTTATCTGCATTCCAACTTAATGGAAAAGGTTGTTTATCCTTACGTGATGCAATATTATTAATTACGTCTAGTTTAGGTTTCTGTTGTTTAACTACTAGCTCATCTAAATTTTCTTGTATTCCCATACCGGCTCTAACTTTGTCGTACATCATTTGTGCTAGTTTCTCATCTCCAGCAACACCTGTTTTAAATGTTTCAAAGTTACCATCAGCGGCCGCTGTTTTAAGTTTACTTGCACTCATACCTTCAGCACCATCGGCATCTGGATCACGTTGTCCTGCACTTACGATTTCAATTGAATCAAAGTTATAATCTTTTCCGTTGTAGTCATTTAATAATTTCTTAAAGCTATCAACTCTATCTGAACCTGCTACATAAATTATATCTGAGAATCCTTTTGATTCTAAATATTTCATAGCATCTATAATTGTTTTTACGTTACTGTTTCCTATATCAATACCTTGGAAACTTTTTTGTGCAAAGAAAACTTTCTCTGCAAATGAAAGAGGATCTGTTTTAGGCTTTTGCGTATGCGTTAGAAAAAGAAAGGGTGTGCCTTGCTGATGCTTTACAACATCAACTAGTTTTGCGTGTCCTATTGTAGGAGGATTCATTCTTCCAAAAGCAAACACGGCAGTCTTCTTAGCTTCAAACATCTCTCTAAGGAGCATTAGTACTCTCCGTCTCGGATAAGTTCCATTTCCTCGCCGTACAACTTTTCAACCATTGCTGTTTTATCTTCGTCTGTTAAAAGGTCTTCTGGGCTTGTAGGTATATCGTACTTGGAACAATAGTGTTGACATCCCTTGTCAATCATAGGCATCATCATTTCACGTTGATCAATAGTTTCACCTTTTTTCAACTTGTCTTGAATACCTGCTATTGTTGGGTAGTACATCTTACGATAGAACATAGGATCGTTTTTCATGTGTTGACATAAGTCCTCAATCACATTGAATCCTAAATCAGTAGTGTTCTCATCATCACTGAATTCTTTAAGCATTACCATTTTCTGCAACTCCAATATCTTGCTTTTGTTCTAGGTCCTGGATTGTCGCAGTTGTGTCTTGCTCTAAAAGACTTCCTACGTGCTGGGTTTGATTTCTTAATACGCATATTAGGATCACCAAAGTTTACTTTTTTAACGTTCTTAGTCTTTGGGTCTTTTACGTATACTTTAAACTTCTTTACATCACCTTGCATTGGCTTACCAAGTTTAACTTTTCGTCCTTGATACTCTGCTTCGTCGACTATTTCATCTTCGTTGAACCATAAGTCTCCGTATGCTTCATAGAAGTCGTTACCTTCATAGGTCTCTTCCATAGGACGAGTTTCGGCTTCTGTAAGAAAATCTTTAAATGTTTTTGTCATAGATCACTCCTGTACTAAGAGTATTTATCATAGTTTTAAGCTAGACGGAAATTTCGATATCGAAGTTAGTATGGCCTAAATCAAATAGTTTGTGTGCTAGTTGCTCTGCTATAACGTCTGATTCGTCAGCATTTAAGCCTTTATGCAGTTCTACGGCTAATACAGTACCACCTTCTACAGTATCGTATGTTTCGTATAAAGTTTCATCTTCTAAAAGAGCTTCATCGGCACACTCTAACACAATATCAACTAGAATCTCATCTACTTCTGCTATATCTTTGTTTTCCCATACTATGTTGATAAAATGTTTCATGATTGTTCCTTAATGATTGAGTAAAATGCTCTGTACAGTACCGCTAGTATGCGTTACTACAGCTCTTACCCATACAAAGTTACCTGTAAAGTTGTAAAAATAAGACCCATTTGACCCTTCTGATTCAGTACCTGCTATATCAAAGTAATCAGTTTCTGTTGGTACAGTAGCTAACGTTCCTTGCATCTTTAGAGTGCCGTTAAAGTTTGAAACATTGTATTGTACTGTATGAAATCCATCTGCTCTACCGTAGTATCCGTCACCTTTAAATGCTGTTCCGGTTACTGTAGCACTAGATGAATCACCTGCGTGTACTTGATTTGTCATTATTGTTTCTGAACTGCTCATACTATTATTTATCCGATGCTAGGCTGGTATACTAATCTGTCTACTCTCATGATATTATCACTTTGTAAGAACAATCTAACTATTGTTAGTATGCTTTCGTTCTTAACATACAAGTATTTTCCTTTAAGATTACGTTGGTTACGTATGTCTTTAACTAAAGAAGCCCCTGCTCTAATCTTATCTGGGTTCTTAATACAGTACTCTGCAAGGCTAGTATCTGCTACGCCATTTAAGTTAATCTTAAATTCAAAATCAGATTCTTTATCAAGGTATATTGTATTCTTTTCTAATGTAGGTACGTTAGGTTCCCAGTACCAAGGCACATCATGTAGTTTCTTTGCTAACTTTTTAAGCCAAGGTTGGTTATTTGAATATATTCCTAAACGAGATCCTTCACATCTAAGCATATAATCTTCATCGTCTTGAAAAGCATTTACAAGTATCTTTAGATCTTCAAAGTCGTTTTGAGTTATATCCTGCTTTCTTTCTGACCACCTATGTAGTTTGAAGTTTAAAGCATCACCATTCTTTTGCTGAAACTCTAACTGGTCAATAACTGCTCTAGCATTGTCAAGTCTTTTGTTTCTAAAGATATGAGTACCAGAGTTGTATACTCCTAGTTTATAGGCGTACTTGTCCCAGAACAGTTTATTGGTTTTCTTCTTGATCAACGGTCTCTCGCTTTTTAACTTTAGTGGTATTTAATACAAATTCTTTGTCTTTTATATCTATATTTAAAGTACCGCCGTCTTTTAAATCACCAAACAAGAGTTTCTTGGATAACGGAGTCTTAATATCTTTATCAATAACACGTTGTAAGGGTCTAGCACCCATCTTAGCATCAAAGCCTTTATCAACTAGTAAGTCAATAGCATCATCTGATACAGTTGTAACAACGCCTTTTTCTGAAAGCATATTTTTTAATTCAACTAGGAACTTACCAACAATTTTAATCATTGTATTCTTTTCTAATTTATCAAATGTCATAACACCATCAAGTCTATTTCTAAACTCTGGTGCAAAGAATTTTTTAAGTTCTTTATCTTCGTAGTCTTTATCCATACTACCAAATCCAATTGCATTAGTATCTGCTTCTTGTGAACCTAAGTTAGTTGTAAGAATTAGCACAATGTTTCTACAGTCAGCAGTCTTACCATTTGAACCTGTAACAAATCCGTTGTCCATGATTTGTAATAACAATGAACTTACATCAGGGTGTGACTTTTCAATCTCATCTAATAATAGTACACAGTTAGGATTTTCTTGAATCTTAGTAATTAATAGTCCTGCATTTTCTTCAAAGCCAACATATCCTGGAGGTGAACCAATTAGTTTAGCAATACTATGTTTCTCTTGATACTCTGACATATCAAAACGTACAAGTTTAACTCCTAATTGATTAGAAAGTTGTTTTGCTGTTTCAGTTTTACCTACGCCAGTTGGACCCATAAACACAAAGCTACCAATTGGTTTAGTTTCTGATTTAAGTCCTGCCTGTGCAACAAGTATCTTATCAACGATCCCGTCAACTGCTTTATCTTGTCCGTATATCTCAGACTTTAAGTTACGTTCTAGATTAGCTAGGTTACTTGTTTCTTTCTCTTTAACTTGTTCTTCAGGTAAGTTAACTGCTTTTGCAAGTTCAAATTGAATCTCTTCATCAGTAATAACTTTTTCCGCCTTAGGATCTTTAAGATTAAATCTACTACAAGCACAATCAATCAAGTCAATTGCTTTATCAGGCAACTTTTTATCTGCTTGATATTTTACACTTAACTTAATAGCACTATCAATAGCTTCTTGTGTAATAGTAGTGTTATGGAATTCTTCGTAGTACTTCTTAATACCATTTAGGATATCATTAGTTACTTCTTTACTTGGCTCATCAACAGTTACTCTAGCAAACCTACGCATCAATGCACGGTCCTTTTCAAAGTACTTTCTGTATTCTTCCCAAGTTGTACTTGCAACAACTTTAATATTACCTTTAGTTAGTACGGGCTTTAACATATTAGCAAGATCATTTGAACTTTGTCCGCCCCCTGCACCTGCACCATTCATCATGTGTGCTTCATCAATAAACACGATTGTTTTACCACGTTTCTTAAGAGCGGCCAGTACTAGCTTAAACCTTTCTTCAAAGTCTCCTCTATATTTAGAGCCAGCTAACATACTACCAATGTCTAAGTTATAAACACTATATTCTTTTAGAAATTCTGGTACAGTATTATTAACAATGTTCCAGGCAAGGCCTTCTGCAATAGCAGTTTTACCTACACCTGGATCACCGACTAGCAATACATTATTCTTTGCACGTCTACCTAAAGCTAGTGCAATAGAATCTAATTCATCTATTCGTCCTATAACAGGATCAATTTTACCTTTGTCAACTTCAGCATTAAGATTAGTTGTAAATGATCGTAAAGCTCTAGTAGCCATACCTGCCATTTCTTCATCTTCGTAGTTGTCAGCCAACTCGTTATTAAGATAGTCTGCAAACTTTTCCTTATCAATATTACATTTTGCAATATGATAGTATGACCAGCTTTTCTTTTCATTCATAATGCTTAAGAAAACATCTGAACAATCAATTTGACTTCTACCACTAAACAATACTTGCGTAAATGCTCTGTTCAAAACTCTTTCTACTGCGTGAGTTTTCTTTGGCTTATATTTCTTAGCCTGAGCAGGTTCTAGTTGGATCTTTTCAGTCTGTGTTTTTAGATAATTCTCAATATTCTTTTTAAGGAAGTCTGGATCTGCACCATACCCTTGTATAATTTTAGAGAAACTATCTTCGCAAAGCATAGCAAATAACAAGTGTTCAATAGTTACGTACTCGTGCTGTAACTTCTTAGACACATCTACTGCTTTATCAAAAACTAATTGTAACTGTTCACTTGGTTCAACCATTTATGTATCCTTTAAATTTCTTTAATAATTTTAATTGTTTCTTTTTTGCCATATCTAATCTAAGTCTGCTTACTCTATCAATGTAGTTAATTCCGTATAGATGATCATATTCATGACCAAAGATTCTTGCATTCCAACCTACTAACTCTATTGTACACTCTTTTCCTGTAATGTCAAGGCACTCTGTTACCAAACCAGTTGGTCTTTTAACTTTTACATACAATAAAGGGAAACTTAAACAACCTTCTTCACCTTCTACTACTTCCTCGCTTACTGCTGTAATCTTAGGGTTAATAATTGCAAAAGGTTTGTCGTCTTCGTAGCCTTCTAGTCCCGTTGGTTTCATAACAAAAATCTGTGCATTAAGTTCGACTTGGTTAGCCGCTAATCCAACACCTTGATTCTTTTCCATGATCTCTATCATCTGTTCTGATATCTCTTTGGCATTGAGATTATCAAAATCAAATGGATCTACTTTACGTTCTAACCAACTATTTGGGTGATATATCAATTTCATCTTTTATCTTCGCTAGTTTCTCTCTAATGTGTTCATTTGTTATGTTTGGTGTTATACCATTTACTTTAATAAACAAGTTACCTGTTTGACCACTTCTTCTGTCTGGTAAGCCTTGTCCACCTATGCTAAAAGTTGTACCTGAATTGGAGCCTGGAGGAACACTAACACTTAATTTTCTACTATGTAAAGTATCAATTCTAAGGTTTGTGCCTAGTAATAGATCGAATATACTAATGCTTCTCTCTATATATAAATTTATGCCTTGTACTTGGTAGTCGACGTGCTTTCTGACTTGTACTTTTACAAACAGATCACCTCTAGGCATATTTGGAATATGATCTCCACCCATGCCAGGATACTTCATAGTATCACCTGGACGTACACCTTTAGGTATTTTAATAGTTACTGTTTCTTCTCTACCACTAGGTAGTCTGTAATGTGCAATAAGCTCTTTACCGTTTACTATATCTTCTAGTTGTATGTCAGCACCGATTGTAATGTTTTGGTTTGATGGTCTTTGCTGTTGTGCAAAGCCTTCACCAAAGAATCTACTAAAAACTTCGTTTACATCTCCACCATTAAAGTGAAAAGATGTACCTCCTCCGTTAGGATTAAATCCTTGCTGTTGCGGATTGGTAGTTCCAAACTGATCATACATCTGACGCTTCTGTGGATCTTTGAGTGCCGAATATGCCTCGTTGATTTCTTTGAATTTAGCTTCACTTCCACCGCGGTCAGGGTGATGTTGCATACTTGCTTTTTTGTATGCTGATTTTAGTTCCGTCTCTGAAGCTGATTTATCAACACCTAATACATTGTAATAGTCC